ATCAAAAATATAAAATTAATAATAATAATAATAATAATAATAAATTTATTTAATTACTCCAATATGCATCTTCACATTTAGATGAAATAGTAATATAGTTATCACAAACAAAGGCACTTAATACTACTTTGTCAGGAATAGTAGAAACAATTTTATAGTAGTCAGGTTTTATACACCAATGATGAGGTATAGTCCCGCTATAGTTAATTTTATATCCTTTTCCACCTTGAAAACAATAAGGTTGTATTGATTTAATCCAATCATTATAAATTTCTTCAGGTTTTTTTTTAAATTTTTCTATTATATAATTTATTAATATTAGTCTAATTTTTTCAAATGTTATCATTCTTAATTCATCTTCGATCCATTTTGAATTTTCAATAATAGTAGTTAAATTATCTAAATCATTATGAATATTAGTAAATAAATCAATTGATTTATACCACGCTTTAAAATTTTTAAAGTTGGACTTGGTAAAATAGTGAGATAATATATTAGTATTATTTAAATTTATAGTTTTCATTGCTATTAAAAAATAAAAAAATTATATTATATAAAAAAATTATATTATATAAAAAAATTATATTATATAAAAAAATTATATTATATAAAAAAATTATATTATATAAAAAAATTATATTTATATTAAAAAAATATTAATAATTATTAATAATAAATAATTAAATAATTATTAATAATAAATAATTAAATAATTTATAGTATGGAATCTGGATTATTATTGTATTGCGAAGTACCTAAATATATAAAAGATTTACGAAAAAAATATGATATACATATTACATTACCAGCACATATTACATTATGTTATCTAAATAATTTATATAATGAAAACGAATTAATAAAAAAATTAGAAAATAATAAATCATTTACAATAACATTTGACGAAATAATAAAAAAAGAGTCAATTATATATTTAAAACCAAATAATATTAAAAAAATTGAAACTCTTGCTAATAAAATAAAAAATAATATAAGAAAATTACCTAAAAGTGGATTTCATTTAACATTAGGATATAATAATTACAATAATGTAAGTATTTCTGAAATAGATTTATTGAAATTAAATTTACCATTAACGTGTAATATAAATAAAATATGGTTAGTAAAAAGAAATAAAAATATTAGTGATAAATGGTATAGGTCTAAAACAATATATTTAGAAAATTAAATATTATAAATTATTTATTCTTTAAGTGTTCTACTATCAATTTCTATAATTTTTTCTTCATATGGAGTTATTAATATAAAATAAATAATATGTTCATCATTCTTTTCTTTACATTCATCAATTTTTTTAATTAATTCATCAGATAGTATATTTAATACAACAAAAGAAACATCTATTTTTTGATTTTTTTCATATTCATTTAAATTAATAAATAATACACCTTCGCCTTCATTTTCTTCAGTTCCATTAAGATGTTTGAGATAGATATTAATTAGATTAGATTTATTTAATTCTATGAATTTTAGCGAAATTTGGCGATATTTATGAATGTCTTCTTCACTCATATTGTTTATAAAATAAATTAAATACTAATAGTTATTAATTTTTTAAATATTACTTACTATAAATGAATAATTTTTTAAATTATATAATTTATATAATTTATATAATTTATATAATTTATTTATTTTTATTTAGTTTTATTTTTCCTTTCTATTTTAATAAATCCATCATCATCAATATTACTTTCTTCTTGTTTATATTTTGTGGTTTGTTCTATATTTTTATTATTTTTATATTTATTTGAGTTATTATTTTTATTATTTTTTTTTTTATATAGTTGTTTGTCATTATTATTTGTATTTTTTTTTATAGTATATTTGTTATCTAATTTATTACTTATAGGTTCATTAAGTGATTTATCTATGTTTGGTGTGTCAATAGATTTATTTTTACTAATTATAGGTTCATTATTTATAGTTTCATTATTTATAGTTTCATTATTTATAGTTTCATTATTTATAGTTTCATTATTAATAGATGGTTTTGTATTTATAGTTTTATTTATTAAAGTGTTAGCATAATTAATAGGTTTATTTTTGTTAATATTGTTAACTTGCTTTTCAAATTGCTTTTCAACTTGCTTTTCAACTTGCTTTTCAACTTGCTTTTCAACTTGCTTTTCAACTTGCTTTTCAACTTGCTTTTTAACAGGTTCCTTTTTATTATTTTTTTCAAATTTTGAAATCATATCTTGAATATCAAGCACTTTAAATTTTATTTTATTAGATATAGTATTATTATTATAAATTTGTTTTAATATATCAATTAATAAAGATATATCATTTTCATTAAAGATATTAAATAATTTATCATTTAAAATATCAATAATTCCAAATATTAAATATATTCTACTATTAAGTTCATCCATATTACTTGGTTCCCAATCTAAATAATCATTAATAATTGTTAAACATGACTTAATTTTATTATAAAATAAAGTTTTTGTAAAAAAAGATTTATTGATTATTGTTTCATTTTCTTGTAATAAATGAATATATCCAAATAATTTACCAATATTATAATAATTTAAAATATCTTTAATGTAGAAATTATAAGTATAATCTTTCAATCCAAGTTTTTTATCAAATAATCCAAATGTTAAATTAATATAATTATCTAGATACTCATAAATATAATTTCCAATCTCATTTTCAAAACTATTTACAAAATATAGATACTCGCTTATTAAATGTTCATCAATTAAACATTTTTTTATAACAATATCAAAAATATAATGACTATATTCTTGTAGTTGTCTAAATGTATCTTCCATAATAGATGTTGTAATCTCTTTTACAATTTTTAAATAATTAGAATGAGTTATTTTATTCATACTTTTATTAATGAGATTAATATTATCATCATTATTAATGATTTTTGATAATAATTTAGGATTTTTTTTCTCTTTCCAATTAATCATTGAATTACGAGTAGATTTTTGTATTTCATTATCAATGGATAATACAACATCTTTCAAATAATCTGACAAAATATTAATAAATTGATATTTATCTTTATTTGTTATATTTCCACAAATATCAAATAAATTTTTACGAGTTTCATAAAAAGTAACAATTGATAAACTCATTTTAAATGATTATATAATGATACTATAGTTTATAATAAATAGAAACTATACTAAATAGAAACTATAATAAATATAACTATAATAAATATAAATATAATAATTATAATAATTAATAATAATTAATAAGAATTAATAATAATTAATAATAATAATTAATAATTAATAATAATTAATAATAATTAATAATAATTAATATTATTAATATTTATATTATAAAATAGTTTTAAATTAGTAAATTTATTTTAGATAATTATTATATTAATATATATCAGAATATAAAAATATAAAAATGGCATCTATATTAGATAATGTTTATAGAACAGAAACAAATTTAGCACATTCTAATTATAATAATGCTAGAAACGCAACATCTACTAATATTATACCACAAACTGGATTTAATCAAAAAATATTAAATAATAATAATACTGGTTTTCCTCAAGATAATATTAGTCGTGAATTTAATAATGGTTCTTCTTTTGTATCCTCATTAAGTGGTGAAAATATTAATAAAGAAGGATTTCACGATAATATGGTTCCTTTTATAAAAAATAAAAATCAACAAAATTTATCTGCAAATTCTTATTCAAATACTTTAGGTAGACATACAGGTGCCGATGAAACATATAGACCTAAAAAACAAGAAGTCAAAAGTTTTTTTGATGTGACACCAAATAATAGTTATGTTTATGGTAGTCCATCATTTACAGATACTGTTGGTAGAGACCGTTATATTCCAAGTCAAAAAAGAACAAACGAAAAAGCATTTCAAGACATTCGTGTTGGTCCTGGTTTAGCAGCAGGTTATACTGCTGAACCTATTGGTGGGCTTACACAATCAAATACTAGAGATTATATCTTGCCTAAATCAACAGACCAATTAAGGTCAGTTACAAATCCTAATATTACTTATGAAGGTAGAATTATTAATGGTCTTAAAAGTTCTCAACGTGGTTTACAAGCAAAACCTGTCAAGCATAAACCTGAGAAATTTTATAAATCATCAGAGGAGCGTGGTAATCGTAGTTCTGCTACTAAAGCATCACAACTTCGTGAAAAATATTATATGAAACCAACTCAAAAACAACATCAAAGAGAATATTTTGGTGGTATTGGTCAAAGTGAAATAAGAAAACCGCGTAAAGAAGGAGCATACCGTCGTTCTACTAAAAATAATTATATGGCACCAACTCCTCGCAATGCTTATCGTGAATCAGGTTGGAATATAAATAATGCTGAAGTAACTAATAATGTAGGTGATTATGGGAAGCACGGTATTGAGAATAAAGCAAATGAACGTGATACAACTCAAGATAGAATTCATTTAAATAATTTAACAACTTCTGTTAAAAAATTAATTACACCAATTACAGATTTTTTCCGTAGAACAAGAAAAGAAAATGCTATTGGTAATATTCGTCCTGAAGGTAATATGAATGCTGCTATGCCTTCTAAACAAACTGTTTATGATCCAAGTGATATTGCTAGAACAACTATAAAAGAACAAAATATTGATAATGATTATATTGGTCAACTTACAGGTGAGAAGAAAGGACAAGTTCATGATCCAAATGATGTTGCTAGAACAACCATTAAAGAACAAAACATTGATAATAATACACCTTATATAAATATTAACCCTCAACAACCACGTTCTATTCGTATTTATGACCCTGAAGATATTGCTAAGACAACATTAAAAGAAGTTACAGTTGATAATGAACATATTGGTTTCGTAGGTGCTCAAGAAACACTTAAAGCAGGAGGATATACAAGCACTAGTGTTGATATGAAAAATACAAATCGTCAATTTACAACGGATTGGTATTATCAAGGTATTGCCGATGGTGAAACTGGTACTGGTACAGGTCGTGGTTATTTAGCAGCAAGATATGAAGCCAAAAATACAAATAGACAGTTTCTTAATGATTTTGAATGGGAAGGTCCTGCTAAACATTATATGAATAAACCTCAAAGTTATGATGATATGTATAATGCTCGTATGAACCCAAATAAAGAAGAAATTTCTTTAGGAAGAGAACCAACTCAAGAAAGTGTAAAATTAGGAGCAGGTTCTGATTTAGTTAATATTAATCATCGTCGTATAGAAGCAGACCAAATTAATATAAGAGAACCTGCTGAAACATTTGTTTATAATGCCCCTCCTCAAAAAAATAACTGTGGTTTAACTAGAGTTAAAAGTAAATTACCTGAAGATATGAATAGAGCACGTATGAACCCTGAAATATTAAATGCCTTTAATGAAAATCCATATACACAATCATTAACAAGTAGTGTTTATTAAATAAGTTTTTTTTTAAACTTATTTTGTTAAACTTATTTTGGTTAAGTTTTTTTTAAAAACTTATTTTAATTAATTTTTATTTTAATAAAATTTTTTAATTAATTTTTATTTTAAATCTTTTTATATATTAATAAATATCTTAACTTTATTATTAACTATCTCAACTTTATTATGGCTACTTCTAGAGTTTCTAAAAAAGCATCTAAACATTCCAAAGGAACTAAAAAAAGTTCTAAGTCTATGAAGACTAAAAAGACTATGAAGACTAAAACTTCAAAGAAGAGTAAATCTTCTAAAAAATCTATGCCTGAAGGTCATGCTAGATGCATGAAGTGTAAAAAAGCAGTTAAAATGATTAATCCCAAAGTTAAAACTACTAAAAATGGTAGAAAAATGTTAACTGGTGAATTAGAATGTAAGCATCATCAAGGACATAGATTTATTTAAATTTAAATAAATAATTTATATTATTTAATATTAAAAATTTAATATTTTCTTTTATTATTTTCTATTTTTTATATTTGAATTTATTAAGTAATAATAAATTTTATAATGAAATATACAAGTCAAAAACAAAGTAAGAAAGAAATTAAAACATATACAAAAAAAAATACAGAAAAAATAGTTACTCTTTCATCAATTAAATTAACAAGTTTAAGTAATTCTAAAATAGACTATAAAGATGTGTTTTCAAATAATAATCAAATTGCTAAAAATATAGTTTTTTTAAAAAAAATATCATTTGATGTTTTTTTTAGTAAAGCATATAAATATCCGTTGTTAATTAGAGAAGATTTAAATTTATTAAAAAATGCTGATAAAAATATAATAAGAAGTCAGTTAATAGATAATTGGCAGAATGATACACAAATACCTTTAGAAAATCAATATAGTATAAAAGATTACACAACTTATAAATATTATGGAGGTAGTGAAGGTCATATGGCTCCAGCAAGTTTTCATAAATTAAATGTAGATGATTATTATGAAACATTTTTATTTTCTAATGTAATACCACAAAATCTTATAATGAATATAGGAATATGGAATATTTTAGAAAATTGGTGTAAAAAAAGTTTATATTATAATACAAATATTTATAATATTAATATATTTACTGGTTGTATTGTAGATAATAAAATTAAAACTTATTATAATGCTTTATTAGAAAAAGTAGAAATGAATGTTCCTACAGATATGTATAAAATAATTACTTTTAATAATAAAGAATATCCAGAACATACTTTTTTTGATATTATTATAATGAAAAATAAAGAATACGATATTACTATTAATATAAATAATAATAAAATAGATTTAAAAAAATATATATTACCTATTAAATTATATAATTGGTTTCAAATAAAAACAGGTATTAATATAAAAAAATTATTATTATTTTATAATATTAATACATATAATTTAAAATCATTTCAAAATAGTATAAATTTAAAATATAATCCAAATAAAATACAAAAATTTAATGAAACATATTTATTTTATTTTACATTACTTAATTCAACTTCAATAAAATTATTATATAATAACTTAACTATATTAAATTATAAAAAAAATGTAGATATAAATGCAATAATGAATGAAAAAAATTATGGTTCTAAATTTTTTTATAAATTAAGAAATAAAATAATAAGAGATACAATATTATACACAAAATTTAACTCTTTAAAAGAATTTGATTTATTTTTTAATAATTATAAAAATGATTTAATAAATAAGTATGAAATTAATAAACAAACTGAAGTTGATATATTAGGTGTAAATCAAGAAGATTACTTAAATAACTATTATACTATTGTTAAGAATAAATTTAAATAAATAATAAAATAATAAAATAATAATATATAATTAAATTAAAATAAAAAATTATATATAATTAAAATAAAAAATAAAAATAAAAAAATAATAATATATATAAAATATTTAATATTTATATAATATAATATATAATAAGTATAATAAGTAAAACTATAAATACTAATAAAAATGAGATTTATTAATTTATGTTTAAGTATTCCTAATCTAGACACTATATTTTTTTATATTATATTTGTAATTACAGTTCCTGCTATATTATTTTCTTCAGGTGATTATGAAACTTTAAAATATTATTTACCTGCTCTTGTAATGGCAGCAGTCACATTAACTGAAGGGGGAAAACCTGATATTTTTACAAATTTATATCCAACTGAATGTTCTAAAAATACTGAATTTAGCGGTTTTCTTTCAACAAATATTATTAATGGTCTTGCTATTGTAGGTATTCTAGCACATTCTATATCTTTAGCAATGAATACTAGTAGTATCACTCTTGGTTTAGTATCAGGATTAATTATATTTGCTATTACTTTTCCAATGGCACAACAAATATTACCTTACTTTATTAGAGAAATAAATGAGTCTATATTTTGTCCAGTTGATAGACCCGATTGTATTGTTCCAGGAAGATGGCATATTTACTTATTAGGTCTTATATTCTCAATATTTTTATTGATTATACAATATACATTACTCTTTGGTTTCTCTCATTATATTTTATCATCAAACATAAAATTAATTTAGAGCGTTAAATTAAATATAAATTAAGTTTAACTACACTTATTATGTTTAATATGTTTAACTACAAATATATTATTTTTAATATTTTTATTATATTTTATAATACTATTCGTTAGTATTTATTATATTTTATATTCTTTTTCTTTAATAATCAATTTATAAATAAATATACATAAATATAAATAAATAATAAAATATGTTTAAGCCAGATTGGTTAGGAAAAATAGATTGGAAAAAAGGTTTATATGCAAGTAAAAATAGAGAAAAAGAAGAAAAAGAAGAAAAAGAAGAAAAAGAAGAAAAAGAAGAAAAAGAAGAAAAAGAAGAAAAAGAAGAAAAAGAAGAAAAAG